GTCTGAAGATGTTCGACGCCATTTCGTGCCAGATGGCCATGCACTATGCGTGCACTTCAGAGGAGACGTTCAAGGTATTTACGAAGAACCTCATTGAACATGGTAAGGGGGTGTTCTTCGGAACTTGCATGGACGGGGCGGCTGTCTATGCGAGTCTCCTGGGCAAGGAGGGCACCCTCTTCCGGGCTGACGGCCAGGTCTTCGGGGAGATTAAGAAGGGCTATACGGATGGCGACACATGGCGTGAGGAGTTCGGTCAGATGATTTCGGTCAAACTCGAAAGTTTCGAGAAGGCCATGGATGAGGCTCTCGTACCGTTTGGAAAGGTGACGGAATTATTGGCAGAAGCTGGATTTGAACTCGTCGATACGAAGATGTTTGCTGACCATTATGCTCAGCAAACGTCGATTACATTGACGCAAGAACACCAAGCATTCTCCTTCCTCCACCGATCCTTCGTGTTTAAGCGAGGTGCCCCCAAGGCCGTAGAGACCGAGGCGAAGATTGACCTCCCCGTCGTCGAAGCCAAGCCCGAGGAGCCGAAGCCCGAGGAGCCGAAGCCCGAGGAGCCGAAGCCCGAGGAGCCGAAGCCGAAGGTTGTACTAAAGAAGCGTGTAAAGGCAGCGCCCGTGCCACCAAACGAAGAGGCCGCAGAGCCCGTCCTGTTCTTCGGAGCGGACGAAAGTAAGGGAGAGTTTAGGTTTATGAGCAATATGTTCGTTGCTCCGTTTGAGATTGATGGCATGACGTTCCCCACTGTCGAGCATTACTTCCAGTGGTCAAAGGCGATGATGTTCGAGGGAAAGGATTCGGAACATGCACAGAAGATGATGAAGCCACCGCGTAACAAGGAGTTCACGGAAGCAAAGTCGGTGAAGGCATTGGGTAGGAAGGTAAAGGAATTTAGTGCCGCGAGGTGGGACGATGTGAAGATTCCGATTATGGAAAAGGCACTGCGAGCAAAGTTTGTAAACCCCAAGCATGGTCTGTTGGAGAAGCTGCTTGCCACCGGAGACCGCCCCATTGGTGAGGCGAATCCCCGTGACAAGTACTGGGGTATCGGCACGTCAGCCGATACTGCCGACGCGAAGAACCCGGCCAAGTGGAAGGGACAGAATCAGCTTGGCAAGATGCTCATGAAGCTGCGTGACGAGTTTACACAGGCGAAGAAGGAGTAGAGTAGGGGACAGCGGTCTCCCGGGGTAATACCCCGTGAATCCCATATAGTCTAGCGGTTCAGGATAGGGCTCTTTCACAGCCTTGACCCGGGTTCAACTCCCGGTATGGGAACCAGGATGAGTAGCTCAGTGGTAGAGCGTCTCCTTTACACGGAGAAGGTCTTGCGTTCAATCCGCAGCTCGTTCACCAACGCTGATAGTTCAGTGGTAGAATGAGGGTCTTCCACACCCTTGACGCGGGTCCGATTCCCGCTCAGCGTAAAACCCACAAATCAAACTTTTTTGCCGCATTGGCTCAGTGGTAGAGCATCGGTCTTATGTCTGCGAACCCAAAGGTTCGCCAACTCATCGCATTAGCTCAGATGGTAGAGCATCGGCCTTTTAAGCGTGAGAGGCTGTCAGCCGATAGTCGCGGGTTCAATCCCCGCATGCGGTACTCATCCTCACTACGTTCGAATTTCATTTCAACTTCATCTTCAACTTTCCACGAGCGTGTCCGAGTGGTTAAGGAGACAGGCTTAAGATCTGTTGGTTCACACCTCGTGGGTTCGAATCCCACCGCTCGTATTTGTTTCTATCGTCCAGTGGTCAGGACTTCGGGCTTTGACAGTCGGGAACCCTCCCTTCAGCCACCCGGCAACCTCGGTTCGATCCCGAGTAGAAACCTGCCGTCATAGCTCAGCGGTAGAGCACCCGCTTTGTAAGCGGTAGGTCGAAGGTTCAATCCCTTCTTGCGGCACACTCCATTTCATTACGTTCAACACATCTCCAATCCAAATTCATTCGTCAAAAACGAATCCTGTTGCACAAGGGCATATTCCCTAGTACAACAAGATGCAGACCCGTTCCACTGTCTCCAAGCGCCCCGTTGCCGCCTCCCGCGTCGTCTATGCTCGCGATAACCACCACTGGACGGTGGCTGAGGAGCGTGAGATGATTCGTCTCCGCCGGCAGGAGAACCTGCCGTTTGCGAATATCGCCCATGCTCTCCGCCGTAGTCCAGAGGCGATTAAGTTTCGCTTCGACAAGCTGATTGAGGAGCATATGGAGGGCGGTGTATCCGAGAAGGAGGTTCGCCGCTGGTTTAACCTCACCACTGATTAAGCGCAGAATGCTCAGCATTAACTGGATTGCCAGCGCCCTCATGGCGCTGGTGATGATGAACCTAGTGATTCAAGCGCAAGCAAATGCACCTCAGGCTCCTGAGGTTCACACGTTCCCGCCGCCTCTCGCAGTCGGGAAACAACGCTCTTTTTCATCTGGGCGTGACGCGTCCATGTTTACGCAGCAGGTCAGGAGACGGGCTATTGTGAATGCACACTATGGAAGTCCGAATCTGGTCTTACGCGAAAGCAATCATACATCTGGGTTTACGAATGGAGTGCTAGAAATCTATTCGATTACTGATATCTGTCACCGCATCTTCAAGTCGGTTGTGTCGAATGTATACGACGGCGGGACGTCGACCGACGAGTATGCAGTTCACTTGGACGCTGGTGATGCGGGCACGACGAACGTCGCGACGGTGCTCGATGCCGGAAATTCGGGGACAATTGTGCGGGATGGTGAAACAATTGTCGTCTGCTAACAATGTCTGCACCCGCAAACCCCGTCAAGTTTTTACTGCGAAAGGATTCCCTCGCTGTTTGGACCGCGTCGACAGTTGTACTGGCGTTAGGCGAACCAAGTGTAGTCACGGACACTGGCCAGATGAAGATTGGAGACGGCGTGAATATATGGGTCAACCTACCCTATGTGGGGACATCCACGTCGATCATCTTTGACGGAGGTGGTCCGACGCAGGTCTATTCCAACGGTCCTGTATTAGATTGCGGTAGCATTTTCTGATGATGACACAATGCCATATATTCAGCTTCAATTTCGCAGGGGGTTGGCATCCCAATGGGCGGCTGCCAACACTCTGTTGGCCCAGGGTGAGATGGGCATTGAAACGGATACTGAACTTTTCAAGATTGGAGACGGCACCACGCATTGGAACTCGCTTCCGTATGGCGGTCTTCGCGGCTATACGGGTCCAACGGGGCCAACTGGCTCGACGGGATTCACAGGTCCTCTTGGTCCTACAGGTCCGGTGTCGCTTGGTACAAACGTCGCATCGAGTTACGGTCTTTCAACGTCGCTCCCCATTGCGAATGGGTCGACAACGATTTTCCCCTTTGACTCGACATATGTTGAGTTCGGTACGCATCTTGCGAATGGAGGGACTCAGATTGTAGTTCAAGAACAGGGTATCTACGAAATCATCACCTCCATTCAGATTGCCAATACAAACACGGAATCGACCAATGCATACACCTGGATTCGCATCAACGGTGTCGACGTTCCCGCCTCGAACGGCGGCCTTCTTGTTCCGTCAGACGGGTCAGCTGCTTCGCTTATCGCTATTCCTTATCTGGCCTCGCTGAATGTGGGCGACTATGTTGAAATTGCTGCCACAACTGGGTCTGCGAACGTATTTGCGGTCGCATTTGTTGCCAATGCCCATGGCACAAGTCCCGACGCTCCGTCAATTGCGGTGAACATCAAGAAGGTGGCGACGGACATTGGAAAGACGGGACCGACTGGATTCACTGGGTATACAGGTGTCACGGGAGCAACAGGTGCCGGTTCCACAGGTTCGACCGGAGCAACGGGTCCGACAGGTCCGACGGGACCGCCAGGTACAGGGTTCACGGGGCCCACTGGATCAACTGGATTTACAGGTGTAACTGGTAGCACTGGATTCACTGGACCCACCGGCTTCACAGGTGTAACCGGTAGCACTGGATTCACGGGATTCACGGGTCCGCCTGGCACTGGATTCACTGGACCCACGGGTCCAACAGGATTCACAGGATTCACTGGATCCACAGGTCCGACGGGGTTTACGGGGTCAACTGGATTCACGGGTGCGACGGGATTCACTGGGTCAATGGGTCCAACGGGGTCAACTGGGTTTACAGGACCCACTGGATTCACTGGGTCCACGGGCCCAACGGGGTTCACAGGTATGACTGGGTCGACAGGTTTCACCGGAATCACGGGTCCAACTGGATTCACGGGCATGACAGGCTCAACTGGATTTACCGGTATCACGGGACCAACGGGATTTACTGGCGCGACAGGCAGCACTGGCTTCACGGGCATGACAGGTAGCACTGGATTTACAGGAATCACGGGTAGCACTGGGTTTACCGGCATGACTGGACCGACGGGGTTCACGGGTGTGACTGGTTCAACTGGATTCACTGGAGTCACGGGGTCGACAGGATTCACAGGTGTAACAGGACCGACGGGGTTCACGGGTATCACCGGACCAACAGGACCTACGGGCATGACGGGTAGCACGGGTTTCACAGGCGTAACGGGTAGCACTGGATTCACAGGTATCACTGGCCCGACAGGATTCACGGGCATGACGGGTAGCACGGGTTTCACGGGTATCACGGGTAGCACTGGGTTTACCGGAATCACAGGTCCAACGGGATTCACAGGTGTAACGGGACCGACAGGATTCACGGGCATGACTGGGTCAACCGGACCTACGGGTGTAACGGGTAGCACTGGTTTCACAGGTATCACCGGCCCGACAGGATTCACGGGCATGACCGGGTCGACGGGATTCACGGGTATCACGGGGCCGACGGGTTTCACTGGATTCACAGGTAGCACTGGCTTTACTGGTAGCACTGGCTCGACGGGATTCACAGGTATCACGGGGCCGACGGGTTTCACTGGATTCACGGGTAGCACGGGTTTCACAGGTGTGACAGGTAGCACAGGTTTCACCGGATTCACAGGTCCGACAGGTTTCACGGGAATCACGGGTTCGACGGGATTCACCGGAATCACGGGCTCGACGGGTTTCACGGGTATCACCGGACCCACGGGATTCACAGGTATGACAGGCAGCACTGGTTTCACAGGTGCGACTGGATTCACTGGGTTCACAGGCTTTACAGGTTCGACAGGTCCGACTGGATTCACTGGGTTTACGGGTTCAACTGGTTTCACCGGCTTCACGGGCCCAACGGGATTCACTGGCTTCACGGGCCCGACTGGGTTCACTGGATTCACGGGATTTACAGGATTCACAGGGTCGACAGGCCCAACCGGCATGACAGGGTCAACGGGACCGATAGGACATGGATATGCAACACTTGTTCCCACGAACACCTATGTTCTCGGACCGGGTGAGATTGGATACCAATTGTCAGGGGCATTCTACCCTATTCCCACTGCCCAGCTGGGCAATGTGGCCCGAGTCGACGCGGTCTATGGAAACGACACCACTGCGTACATCGGTGGCCTGCCCTTTGCCACCATTAATGCGGCCATTGCTGCGATCATCGGCACCGGATCACTTACGCTTCCGCAGTATCAGAACGTTGCAATCTGGGTTCTGCCGGGAACCTACACTCTCTCGCCTACCGGAACGAATGCGACAGTTACAACAGTAGGACCCACGGGCGGAACCGGAACCTATTATCCGATTGTTAGCCTCCCCGCTCGAACGGCATTGCGAGGAGTGAGCCTTCAGGTGTGCACAATTCAATGCACGGCTCCGACGCAGGATACGATCCTTCTTCAGATGGGAGACAATTGTCGTGTGGAAGACCTGAACCTTGTGATCGGCGGCGGATCCTCATATATCGGTTCAAACAACCTGATTGGCGTGTATTATGGAAGCACAACTACGGTGACGTCAAAACTTCGCACGAGTGTTGTTTCCTTATCCAATTCAACTATGCCATATACTTCATCAAACAATCTGTATGGTGTCATGTTTGACGGCACAGGTACGCTGGGTGCGAACACCTTCTCGTTCAATGCCGTCAAGGGATCCACGATCAATGTATACGGAAACGGATCGGGCAACAAGCGGGGAATGATTGTCACAAACACCAACATCGCAACACTGCGAGATACAAACATCTATGTCGCCCAACCACCCTCCGCAAACGCCTTTGCCGGATCGTATGTAGGCGTTGAAACACGGGACGGATCCAACACAGGATCCGTTCAGCTGCGATCTACGACCATTGGGACGGTTCAACCGGTTTCCCCGCAAACCTATACGGCATCCGACATTCTCCAAACAACTCCGGCAACGATTACCAATCCAACGTACTTGGCGTCAGCGGGAATTCAGGTGGGACCCGGCGTGGACTTGGTGACAAAGACAGCTGGCGGTGCGGGGTTCTCAGCCTACAATTACCCAGCCACGTTGTTTTACGGAGCAGTTGGGACACTGAACACATCCGGAAACCCGGGAACGGGAACACCAGCGTACTTATGGTTTGGAACCGTAGGCATTCACTCGTCGGGTGGACAGTTCACTCAGTATCCGGATATCACGACCCCGCCTGCGGCTTACCGTATTCAACAGCCATTAATCTTAGCGGGTATGACGGTGAATTTCAATATGGCTCCCGGGACGGGACACACGACCACCCTTACAGTCCGGAAAACGCCGAGTGGTGGATCCATTGCCGATACAGCGTATACCGTTACGCTGTCAAACGCCACTACGTTCATCTCTAAATACGATTCGTCCGTGAACTTTGGAGCCGGCGATTTACTCCATGTGCAAATCTCGTATGACGCTGCCGGGAATACAACGCATGACGTTTCCGTTCAGTTAGATTTGTTCTAGTTAATACGTAATGGCAACGTTCGAGTACGTGAAGATCGGTGATGGCGTCACCGCATGGTCGAATTTGCCATATGTCGCCGGTTTCCCGGGTCCAACCGGCAGCGTGGGAGCCACCGGTGCCCAAGGGTTGGCCGGTGTATCTGGCGGTCTCATTCTTCAGCTGGATTACCCCACCACTGTTAATCCGTGGACAACAACACTGTCTGGTAGTCTGCTGACGTCTTTCAACGTCGGGACACAGGTGAATATTACGGTGCCTGCCTTGACGACGAATCAACAGATTGCCTCCTTCTCGATTCCCGCCGGGTCGCTACCCGGAACTGTGGCGGTTGGCGGGGTGTGGGACATGAATCTGTATGCGACTCCAGGTGTCCCCTCGTCCGCACCCACCTTTTACTTCAATGTGTATGATGGAGCAAGCGTGGTGGCATCGGGGTCAACAACAGGAGCCACATCTGTGAATGAATCATCGGCCATGCAGCAGTACACATACTCATTGTATGTTCCCGCCCATACGTACGCAACCAGTGTGGTTGTTCAGCTGTATGCGACAACACTGTCCGGAAGCCCGCTTACCATTGGACTTCGGGATAACACAGCGAGTCACATCCACACGACCCTGGTGTCAGTTGGATCTGTGGGTCCGACTGGATTCACGGGTCCGACGGGAACAACGGGTTTCACGGGCGTGACGGGACCTCCTGGTACGGGGTTCACTGGTCCTACGGGTTCGACCGGACCTACGGGTGTCACGGGGCCGACAGGTCCAACGGGGTTCACGGGTATGACGGGTAGCACGGGCTTCACGGGTGTGACAGGCAGCACCGGGTTTACAGGTATCACTGGACCAACGGGTTTCACGGGTGTGACAGGCAGCACTGGGTTTACAGGTATCACTGGACCAACGGGGTTCACGGGTGTGACAGGTAGCACCGGGTTTACAGGTATCACCGGACCCACTGGGTTTACCGGAATCACTGGACCTACAGGTGCCACGGGCAGCACTGGGTTTACTGGAGTCACGGGACCCACTGGGTTCGCGGGACCCACTGGCTTCACGGGTAGCACTGGATTCACGGGCGTGACTGGATCGACTGGCTTCACAGGAGTCACGGGAAGCACCGGGTTTACCGGTACCACTGGGTCGACGGGTTTCACGGGCGTGACTGGACCGACTGGCTTCACGGGTGTGACAGGCAGCACTGGTTTCACGGGCGTGACGGGACCCACTGGGTTTACCGGAATCACTGGACCGACTGGCTTCACGGGTAGCACCGGGTTTACCGGTACCACTGGGTCGACGGGTTTCACTGGTGTGACTGGATCAACTGGGTTTACCGGATTCACGGGTAGCACCGGTTTCACGGGCGTGACGGGACCAACTGGATTCACGGGTATCACTGGGTCAACGGGGTTCACGGGTATCACAGGTAGCACCGGTTTCACTGGAATCACTGGACCCACTGGGTTTACGGGTATCACGGGACCTACGGGAATCGCAGGCTCAACTGGATTCACGGGTGTGACTGGGTCCACGGGCTTCACGGGTGCGACAGGGTCTGCGGCGACAGGGCCGACTGGACCCGCTGGACCGGCGGGGTCGGGCGGAGGTGGTGGCTCTGTTTCCATCACGGGGTCCACTGGATTTGGAAGCGTCCTGACGGTGAACACGGGTGGAACGGGTCTGTATGGAAACTCCAATCTGACCTTCAATGGATCCACGCTGACCGTGAATGCCACTGAAAACATGTGTAACAATGCGATCTCCAACGTGAATAGCGTGAACATGTCGTACATTGCTCCCTTTACGCCCACATCGGTTGGTAACTGCGTCCTGTGGCTGGATGGTTCGGACACGACGACCATGACGCTCACCGGTTCCAATCTGACAACGTGGAAGGACAAGTCGAGCAATAATTACACGGCCTCCAACTTTGGAACACCGGTGTATGCAGCAAACGTCCAGAACAGCCGAGGTGTCGTGCAGTTCGGAACGTCTGGTTATGGTGTAACCATTCCGTCCTTTGTGATTTCCCCGCAAATGAGCGTGTTTATGGTCCAGTATCCTCTCGGCTCTGTATCCGGTCCGACGATTGAACAGTCAAGCAACTCGGCCTTGTATCCGGGTTTCTTGGTGGAGTCTGGGATTTCCAACTTCCTGATCCGCACCTCCATTCCTCCACCATCGGGTCTGACCTTTAGCACGAGTGGAACCACGTTGGTCGGTGCGTGGACGGCCTATACAGGTGCATCGTCGTACACGTACACGGTGTACTCAAATTCCATCTACTCGTATACGGGTGGAACCGCTGTGTCAGGGGCCACGGGATCGCCGACGTCTAATACATTTACATTCTCGTCGCCTGTGTCTGGAACCTATTACTACTACACTCTGAACGTGACAACTGCGTATGGAACCTCTACGTTGGCTACGAGTGGGATTGTGCAGTATTTTGCAACAATTATTCCTAATGTTACCGCAACGAACCCGAGTAGTTCTACGGTTACGCCGACGATTGCGAATGGATACTATACTTATCAGTTCACTGCAACTGGAAATAACACAATCACCCTAACAAGTCCATCAACCATAACCGGACAATATATAATTGTTGCTGGCGGAGGAGGGGGTGGCGATCTGACAGGTGGTGGTGGTGGTGCGGGTGGCGTGATCTACTCAAATGCAACCTTAAGTTCAGGAACGTATACTGTAACAGTCGGCAGTGGAGGTGCACACAATATCTCCGGTAACAACTCTGTGTTCAACTCACTAACCGCGATTGGCGGTGGTGCTGGTGGCTACTACAGTCAGATTGGGTCCAATGGTGGCTCTGGTGGTGGTGGTGGTAACGACGTTGGAGGGACAGGCACGAGTGGTCAAGGATATGCGGGAGGCGCAGGAGCAACAGGACCTCAATATGGTTCTGGCGGTGGCGGTGGCGCAGGAGGAGTGGGTGCCAACGGAAGTTCATCTACTTCTTATGGCGGTGCAGGTGGTATTGGGAAAACGTATACGGTCGGAGGGTCCAATTTCACCTTGGGCGGCGGCGGTGGCGGCGGTGCCGACGTGGCACGTATTAACGCGGCTCAAGGAGGCATAGGAGTAAATGGAGGCGGTTCGGGTTCGGGTCCCGTTCTAACCCTGGCGACTGCTGGAACGCCGAATACCGGAGGAGGAGGTGGTGGCGGACACAACGGTAATAATATACCTGGCGGTTCGGGCATACCTGGTTCACTAGGAGCTGCTGGCGGTTCGGGCATTGTTGTAATTGCATTACAAACTGTTACTGTGATCCCCCCAACCACCCCAACCCTAGCCATCACAACCGGAACTGCAAGCATGTCTTGGACGGCTTCTCCAACAGCCACATCGTATACCTGGACCCTCTACAACAATGGATCCAACACATCCACCTACACAGGAGCATTGGTGTCTGGGTCCAATGGAACGGTAACTGCACCCACCGTAACCGCCTCTGCGTCTGGATTGACAATTGGCAGTAACTACTATTACACGGTCTACGCGTCCAATGCTTCGGGTGTATCTCCCGTTGTGGCCTCGCCGATTGTGGAGTATTTCCCGAACCCGTATAACTTGGCGCTGACGGTCACGAGTTCCAACGCAACGCTGAGCTGGAGTTCCACAGGAGCCTCACCAACCTTTTACTATGTACTGTATCAGACCACGGTGAACGCATATACCGGTGGAACGACTACGACAATCGCGACCAGCAACACGACAGCCATGACTGCAACGGTATCCTTCACACCCGTTTCGGGCGATTACTACTACTTCTCTATATACGAAGTGACATCCGTAGGAACTTCGGCTACATTCCAGAGTGCTATTATACCAGTTTCAGTCATTGCGACTGGCTGGTCAGGCGGCTCGTTCACGGTCGGTGGTACATCATATTCTGCTCCATTTGTCTACAATGGTAGAAAGATACATATATTCGGCGATACTACAACCACTGGAACATTCTCACTCACGCTAAATCCGTCGAAAACAATACAAGTCTTTGCGATTGGTGGTGGCGGTTCATCGGGTGATTATTATGATGGTGGTGGAGCAGGAAACTTGATTGTTGCCGAGTTTGCTTCGTTGGCAACTGGAACTTATAATGTTACAGTTGGTGCAGGTGGGATTCAACAAGCTAATTATGATTCAAGTCCAGGAGGCAACTCTATTTTTGGAAATACTGGAGTACCCAACATGGTAAATGCATTAGGAGGAGGTGGTGGAATCCTATCAGCTTCAACTTCTAATAACGTAGGTGGATGCGGTGGAGGAGCTATTGTACAAGCCGTCTACAATCCTTCGCAGCCGCGCTCAGTTGGAGGTGTCGGCCAAACAGGAACAACTACAGGAACCGTTCTTAGCAATTTAGCATATCCAGGTGGAAATTCTTCTTCAGGCAGCTCGGGCGGAGGCGGAGGAGGCGGCGGTGTAGGAGGCGCAGGGCAACCTGGAAATGCGAATGGATATGGAGGGAATGGTGGAATTGGTATAACATATTCAGTAACAGGATTACAATATGGAGGTGGAGGGGGCGGTGGCGACGTCGGCGGCGGTCCGAATTCCTCGCATACTGCTGGAACAGCCTCATATGGAGGTGGCGGATATGTCGCCGGTTACTCGGGCGGTGGATATAATCCTAATGGTTACACGGGATACGGTAATTGTCAAAATGGTACTCCTAATACAGGCGGTGGTGGCGGCGGAGGATACACATATTCCTCTAATCCGCCAACAGGATGTCAGGGCTCTGGTGGTTCTGGAGTTGTTATTGTCTCTTATGTATATCCTTGAGTATAAAGTCGTATAACAGCAATCCAAAAACTATGAACTCATACCAGAGCTAGGATGTCTATGAGCACAGCAACAGCCGTGACCATGCTCGACGTTCGAGCAGGGTCTGGAGCTATAACACTCCCCCTTACAACACAAATTCCATATCGTGTTATCACATCGACCACTGCACCGTCCTCTGCGCCGACTGGCTTGTCCTCTGGAAAATTCTGGTACTTCACGGTCGCATCGTCTAACGCCTCGGGTGTTTCATCGGCCGCAGCAAGCAGTATTGTATCTTACTAATCAACAATGGCGACCAGTGTAGGGTCAACGAACTTGACAGCTGCCACAACATGGCAGTTGTTAGAGGCTATTAATCCAGATCCATCGCAATCGTCCACGATGGCGGTGTATCTGAACGGAACCCTGCAGGCATCTGGTCTGGGCCTGACGGGAACAGCACCTGTGACTGGACCTCTGTTTATCAATGGACAGGCTGGCACGTCCACAAACTCCTACCAATCCTACCTGGCCGAGGTCGTGGTCTTCAATGCAGCCCTCAACCAGTCCAATCGGCAGATTGTGGAAGGCTATCTTGCTTGGAAGTGGGGACTGCAGGCATCCTTGCCGAATACACATCCGTACTACGCTGCGGGACCGTCTGCAGGTGTAACGTCGGTAGGTACTCTCGCAGTGGATACGGTTGGAAATATGCAGGTGGCTCCGAATGCCAGTTTCCGCATCCTGGGCCCCACAGAATGGCGAACGAACATGACGACGGTCTCCGGGACATCACTGACAATTCCTACGCCGACTGTCGGTGCGCCCTCCACAAACTCGGCAGGTCGCTATACGATCACGAACACGGGGTTCAATGCTTTAACTCTGCCGACCTATACCTCGGCGTCGCCGGGTGTCTTTTGGACATTGGCCAATGCAACGACCTCCAACCTAACAATTGGCGTAACCTACACATCCGGATCAGGTATTGGGTCCAGCATCACGCTGAATGCTGGGTGTTCAGCCAACATTTACTGGAACGGATCGTCCTTTACCTATCAAACCGGACAGGGACCCACTGGACCGACTGGACCTACGGGTGCCACCGGACCTACGGGTGCCACAGGTGCCACGGGTGTAACGGGTCCAACTGGGTTCACAGGATTCACTGGACCAACTGGATTCACAGGTCCAACTGGGTCAACCGGACCTACGGGCTTCACGGGTGCGACAGGGTCTGCGGCAACAGGGCCGACCGGTTCCGCGGGGTCAACCGGACCGACGGGCTTCACAGGTGCGACAGGGTCTGCGGCGACAGGTCCAACGGGACCCGCTGGACCCGCTGGATCAGGTGGTGGTGGCTCCGTTTCCATCACGGGGTCCACCGGGTGGGGAAGCGTGTTGACCGTAGCGACGGGTGGAACGGGATTGTTTGGTAACTCGAACATGACGTTTAACGGATCGAATTTGGCTGTAACCGGGACAACCGTGAAAGTATATAACGGAACATCATCGGTAACAAATTATGGTTCGTTATACGACACACTTACCCTTCAAACAAGTTGTAACGCGTATTCCGGAGGTATCGCGTCATTATATTTTGGTACTGCCACAGCTGCAGCCGCTCTGGCTCGTATCTACGCGGTGGACCAGGCACTCTCTGGGTCGTATCTGAGTTCGCTGGTATTTCAAACGGTTCCCGCAAGTGCCTCCTCATTCTCGAATATCTTCACATATAGCAGTCCTTCGGTATCCAACTGGTCGGTACCGGCAGGAGTTACATCGATAAACATTTCAATGTGGGGTGCCGGTGGCGGAGCTGGTGGCGGCGGAACAAACGGTGGTGCAGGTGCCTATCTTACCGGGGTTATCACTGTACCAGCCGGTGTTTCTACGTTGATTCTCATGGTTGGTCAGGGGGGAGTTGCGAGTTCGGTGGGTACGAACACGTCGTCAACGTTCGGAGGAGGAGGTGCAGGTGGAGGAGTTGGCAACGGAGGTACAAGTTCGGGAGGTGGTCGATCAGCTATCCAATATACATGCCCGGTCACAATTTCGTCTGCGTCCGCAAGTGGAAGTTCTATCACGTTTTCATGTTCTGGTACTCATAATTTGGTGTCAGGTCAACCAGTTACAATTAGCGGCTTGTCTCCGTCCGGCTTCAATGGAAGTTATGTTATCTCCACGTCTCTTACGACATCATTTATAGTACCGAGTAGCCAGGCCGCAGGTTCATCTACGGGTACAGGTACAATCATAGCAGAACTTGTTTGCGTTGGAGGCGGTGGAGGTGAAGGTGGAAACTTTCAGTCTGCAAGGCCAGCCTATGGAGGAAATGCCACGTATTCAGGAACTGCCGGTTCTGGATTGGGGTCTACCACGGGAGCATCGGGTGCTTCGCAAACTGCAGGCGGTTCAGGAGGTACGACAGGAACACCCCTACAAGGTGGAGCAGGAGCTGCCAGCGGTAACTGTGGTGGTGGTGGTGGTGGTGGATACTACGGAGGAGGTGGTGGCGCCTCAGCTGGAAACGGTGGCGGAGGATCGTCGTATGGTTCGCTCGTAATAGGATTGTCTGGCTCCAATACGACAAACGGGTCAGGTGCTGCTCCTGGAACCGGAGTGAGCGGATATGTCACCGGTGTCGCAGTAGGTGCATCTTCGGGTAGCGGAGGAAACGGTTTAATTATTTTGAGTTCAGTTCCGGGCGGCAGTATGGTTGAGGCCATGCGTATCCATTCCAACGGATACCTTGGTGTTGGAACAGCGGCCCCCGCGTATACACTCGATGTCACTGGCACATCTCGCGTCACGTCCAATTTGGGTGTAGGTGTGGCCCCGATTTCAACTGCGGGATCTGTGAACGTGGCCGGTGGCTATTACGTCAACGGTGTCCAGTTGTCGGGTGGATCCGCGATTTCCACGTACTCCAACGCAGGAGCCGTTATCTTTGCCACCGGCACCTCCACAGGTCTCCAGGGCAGCTCGAACTTGTTCTTCAGCAACAGCTCCAACTTGGGTATTCAGACCACGACACCGGCCACAGCTCTCGATGTGAACGGCGGTGTCACCATTCGCAACGGCTATCGTCCATTGTACTCTAACGTTGTGACCACGCCCCTGACGGTGGCCGCCAACTCATACGGAACTCATTTCAATATCACGACCTCTACGTTGAACGCAATCACGATTCCCACAATCACGTGGGCCACCGATTCCAACGCGTACTGGGTCTTCCGCAACAACACCGGCACCTATCTGAGTATCACCTTCACCTACACGAGTGCGGGAACAACCGCCCCGACCAATCCTGTGACAATTCCTCCGGCAAACTCGATTACAATGATGATGACGTACCCGGGCGGCACGACCTCCAACTATGTTTTGTTTTAAGAGTACAATGCTAGGAGCGTCCAAAAGCATCTGGGGTTTCGATCCTCGGTCTATACCGGGATGTTCCATCTGGTTCGATGCTGCGGATACAAGCACGATAACTACAAGTGGCACAAACGTCACAAGTTGGACGAACAAGGGATCTATCCCTCTAATCGCATACCCCCTTACGGGTGGATTGGGTACCCCGGTCGGAGGAGGCACGAACTCAAACGCGTACGGAGGGTACATGACCTCGGGAACGTCAACTGTGAACGGACTTAACGCCGTGAGTTGTCCCATCCAAACGACATATGGGATGAATTCAACAGTGACATTTCCAGCACAGGCCCGTGCAGTCTTCGCAGTGTACAAGGCTACGGTGCTAGGGTCTTCTTCTCAGTATCTTACATTCTTTGGATGTGCCACTGTCACACCTAACAATCAGAACGGTATGGATAATTATATCTACTATGACGGTCAGAGTGCAACACTCTTTGCCGAGGTCGGTGCCGGAAACGGAAGTGTATTGGGTGCCTCAACTGCGGCCGGAACGATTCCCTTGAATACAACGGGCATGGTGTGCTGGGTTCAGTCAGCGGTATCAACTGGCAGCAATTTTATCACACTAAACGGAGTGTCTCAGTCAGTCACAACCAACGCAATTGCGTCGACGTACGTAACAACGCCCCAGTACTATTTCATTGGGTGTTCGTATCCTCAGTCGTGCCTTTTATGCGAATACATCATGATCAATGCGGAAATGACCATCCCCCAGCGTCAGTCGATGGAAGGGTATCTGGCCAGGAAATGGGGCATTACACTGCCAACCACGCACCCTTTCTACGGAACACTTCCTTTCAATCGATACTTTAACCCCACCGACCTTCCCGGTTGTTCGCTATGGTTGGACGCAGCAGACAACTCTACGATGAACTCCACGACAACAGTGACATCATGGTCCGATAAATCCGGACTGAACAACACCATGACGGGAACTGCAACCTGGACGGGCAGCAACATGACCTTCAACGGTAGCACCAATGCATTTTCCAACACGACGTATGTGTTTCCGTCGAACGCATATTCCATGTTTGGTGTGTACTCGAATACGACGGCTCCGGCTGCATCTGCGTACATGAACGCAGTCTACGGAAGTAACGGATTTCCGATGTTGGGAATTTACGGCTCAAATAAGTACGTGTCTGCTCGGTCGGTGGTTGCGAATACTGGGGCGTTGAGTACAACGGTTGGGTGGGCGGCACGGATTGGAGGTACGGGAACCGATTCGGGGAGGGCAGTCGCCACGGATTCAAGTGGTAATGTGCTCGTGACCGGAAATTTTACAAGTGGTTCGTTGAATTTCTACAATTCAAGTGGAGTAAGTAACGCGTCACTCGCCAGTGCAGGTACAGGAAGTAACAGCTGTTTCATCGGCAAGTACACGTCAGCCGGCGCGGTGTCGTGGGCGGCAAAAATTGGGGGTACACTCGACGACTATGGATACGGAATCGCCACCGATTTAAACGGAAATGTGTTTGTGACTGGTTTCTATAATAGCAGTCCGGTGACAGTCTACGATTCAAGTGGAGTAAGCAATGCATCACTCGCAAATGCAGGAAGCTCTGACATTTTCCTCGTCAAATACACGTCGTCCGGTTCATTCTCATGGGCGGCACGAATGGCGGGTGCGAGCATCGATTCGGGGAGGGCAGTCGCCACGGATTCAAGTGGTAATGTGTTCGTGGCCGGACATACTTCTTCGTTGATACTCTACGATTCAAGCGGAGTAAGCAATGCATCAATTGTCTCGTACTCCGCCTTCGTTGCTAAATACACCTCAACTGGTTCAGTCTCATGGGTAGTAGGAATGGGGGGTACGGGCGGTATAAACGTCACCATAGATTCAAGTGGTAATGTGCTCGTGACCGGAAATTTTACAATCGCTTCGTTGAAATTCTATAATTCAAGTGGAGTAAGCAACGCATCGATTTCAAATTCTGGAAGCAGTGATATTTTCATCGCCAAGTACACTTCATCCGGTTCATTCTCATGGGCGGTACATATTGGGGGGACGGGCGCCGACTACGAATACGGAGTCGCCACGGATTCAAGTGGTAATGTGTTCGTGACCGGATCTTATGCTAGTACTACATTGACTTTCTACGATTCAAGTGGCGTAAGCAACGCATCACTTTCAAATTCAGGAGTCAACGACTGTTTCATCGCCAAGTACACGTCAGTCGGCGCGGTGTCGTGGGTGGCAAAAATTGGAGGCACTGGCGACGACGATGGATACGGAATCGCCACCGATTTAAACGGAAATGTGTTTGTGACAGGATTATACTCTGCGGCACTGACGATGTACAATACTAGCGGAACAGCAGGTGCGACACTTGGAAACGTGGGAGGCACCTACGACGGTTTCGTCGCTAAATATACTTCAGCTGGTGCGGTCTCATGGGCGGTACAAATTGCAGGTGCGGGGGCCGATCGACCATACGGAATCACTACCGATTCAAGTGGTAATGTGCTCGTGACCGGATCTTATGCTAGTACTACATTGACTTTCTACGATTCAAGTGGCGTAAGCAACGCATCGCTTTCAACTACAGGTCAAAATGTGTTCATCGCCAAATATTCGCCTGATGGATACATTACTGCTCCAGTCCCTGCCTCCTCCAACGTCTTAGTGTCCGCCACCTATGCATCCTCCACCTTCTCGCCATTTGTCAATGGATCTAACACTTCAACCCTGGCAGGAGCCACAACAGCCACCACCGGCATCTACGTTGGCGGGCCGTCCAACTACTTCAACGGCTCTATTTCGGAATTGTTGATTTACTCCTCGACCTTATCGGCCGCCCAGCGGCAGCAAGTTGAAGGGTATCTAATCCAAAAATGGGGCCTGAGCACACAGACGGTGACTGGACATCAATATAAACTCATTCCGCCCGCGACGTCTCAGCCCGCGCAATTTGCCGAAGTGACACCAGGAAACTGGGCTCGTGATTGGAACCCGTATTTGCAGTCGTTGATTGCGACGAACAATCCAACGAATGCCACGGTTATTCCGACGGTGAGCTATGGAACTAACTCACTCAGCCCGGCATTGTCAACACAGCAATATTATGGCGGTGTGTTAGCTCCAAATGGAAACATATACTGTGTACCATATGGTGCTTCAAATATACTGATTATCAATACAACGACCAACGCTGTGAGCTATGGAACAGGTGGTTCTTCACTCAGCCCAACATTATCGCTGCAGGCTTATGGAGGAGGTGTTTTAGCTCCAAACGGGAACATTTATTGTGTACCAGGTATAAACGGCAATACTTCAAACATTCTGATTATCAATACAACGACCAACGCTGTGAGTTATGGAACTGGAGGTCCTTCACTTAGTCCGGCATTATCAACACAATATTACGTTGGAGGTGTGTTAGCTCCAAACGGGAACATTTACTGTATGCCGGGCAATACTTCAAACATTCTGATTATTAATACCACGACAAACGCCGTGAGCTATGGAACTAACGGCCCTTCACTCAGCCCAGCATTATCAACACAGGTTTACTACGGAGGCGTGTTAGCTCCAAACGGGAATATTTATTGTATCCCACGCAGTGCTTCAAATGTACTGATTATCAATACAACGACCAACGCTGTGAGTTATGGAACTGGCGGCAACTCGCTCAGCCCAGCATTGTCAGCACAGAGGTACATTGGCGGTGTACTGGCTCCAAACGGGAACATTTACTGTATGCCGGGCAATACTTCAAACATTCTGATTATTAATACCACGACAAACGCCGTGAGTTATGCAACCGGAACTAACTCACTCAGTCCAGCATTATCAACACAGGGTTACTACGGAGGCGTGCTGGCTCCAAACGGGAATATATACTGTGTACCGAACGGTGCTTCAAACATTCTGATCATCAACACCACGACAAACGCTGTGAGTTATGGAAGCAACTCGCTCAGTCCGGCATTGTCGGGACAGACTTACCAGGGTGGTGTACTGGCTCCAAACGGGAATATTTATTGTGTACCAACCGGTGCCTTAAACATTTTGATTATCAGCAACGCATATACCCAGAATCCTTCGTCCAACTACTGTCTGTCTGCTTTTGTGAACAAACTCTAAGCACGTCACTCCCGCGTCACTCCTTTCAGTCGTTACGCTTTACTCACGTGAATCCTCAGCACATTCCCCTGGAACGAATAGGACACCACAATCCCCGTCAGCATGGACTGGATGGTGGCCAGAACAGTCCCAATGTCGACGCCAAGCAGATACCATGCATATCCCGGGACATCACGGGTCACACCGTCTGAGCAAACGCTCGGCGGTGTGAAAGGAAAGGACTGGACGACGTAGATACCTGGAAACCCAGCCGCAGCCCAGGCAAAGAGCTGTGGGCGGTAGGCTTCACGTGTGGGGTTCAGAAGGGGATTCAGTGTCGCACGGTCAGCCGTCTCCTGGGCTACGACGACTGCGTGACTGGCCATGAGTTCGTCAAGTGTAGCAATGTGAGGCGGAGGGACCACGCTTACGTCCGGAGTGGGGAAGGTGGGTCCAGTGGCATCGATTATCGGCAGATTCACCTCATCGGGTCCTGTGGGTCCAGTGGCATCGATTATCGGCAGATTCACCTCATCGGGTCCTGTGGGTCCAGTGGCGTCCATTTATTACTCTGCTCCGCCAAACTTCTTGTAGTACTCCGCATAGGACATGGCCGGAGCTGCGACATTCGAATTCACAGCTGCCGGGGCGAATTTCTGGAACAGACGCTGACCCATGACGACCGACGCCTGCTCATCGGTCATCTCCCCCTTCTCGATCTTCCGCTTCAAGGCCAGCATCTCAAAAAAGGTTGCATCAAGCCGGTCCTCCGAGTGCATCTGCCACAGCGAAGGAAAATTGTAATACAGCTTATCGTTCTCGACCTTCAGCTTCTCCAGGAACTCCTCACGACGAAGATGACGCCACTTCTTCTTCGAGTGGTCCATATTCCGCACCAGTGCCTGAATCTGGGTGGCGGTCAGTTCCTCGGTGGTGATGTGACGCTCTCCATCTGCGACTTCCTGCGGGGTTAACTCACGTGCGGCCATTGTTCACATTCCGCACAGAATCTATAAGTGGGTGTAACGCAGTCACCAGCCGACCACACTCCTCTGATGTGGTCATGCCTGTCAGAATGATATTGCCCGTGCGGAACACCTTGGCAATCCACTTCACATCCGGGAAGTAAATCTTCACAGCCGGATAAACTGCGGGTTCATACTCGGTGCGAATTCCATCTCGGCGAAGAGCCGCATACAAGGTCTCGCGTGAGAGACTGACGGTGCTGGTCAATCGAGTCTTGTAGTTCATCAGAACCACACGCCTGACCTCAGATGTCCACACATTGTTCGGAGCCGTATCGTCAGGAACCGACACCGACTGTGGGCATGTAGACAAGATGTGCTTTCGCAGTCTCGCCATAACCGACCGGTCATACCGCTCGTCCAGCACGCCCGTGATGTGAAACACGCCATTCTGAAATATCTTCACCGTAATCTCCTTCTTCTTCAGTGTCCCATCACCGTCGTCCAGACTGACGAGTGTGATGGAATTGTGCCCGAATCCAGTTGTTCGCTTTGAAGGTGCCTTCTTGGCTCGTCGCTTAATCAGGTCTCGCTTGGAAGACCCACGGGCGGGAACACCCTGCTTCTCAACCTTGATGATTGAGTCCGTCAATGGGAGGGACTCCAGAAGGAGGTTCGTGTTGAGGCGGACGTTCACCGTGTACAGCACCACCATCGTTGTCAGAATTGGAGGCTCCATTGACATCCTTAAAGTGGACGACGCTGATTTCGTTTTTCCACGCCTGTGAAAAGGAGAGAGGTTCACGTGTTACGACGTGGCACTCAAAGGTCCGAATGACAGCACGCAGCCGAGTCTCGTCCTCGGGGCTGAGCATCCACCCCTCAAGATAGCCGAACCAGAGTACGGCTGTCTTGTGGTGGGTCAAGATACTGAGTGCCGTGTCCGTGAACCCGTTTAAGAGTTCATAGGACAAATCGAAGCACCCGGCTGGTTTATTCGCAGGATAGACATAGACAATCAGCATTACGTTACTGTGCGGGGATATATGTAAGTGTTCTTCCATACAGGACCGCCTGTCGTAGCATTCGTCAGCCCCGGACTGAGACCCGCACACGCACACGACGGGGCAAAGTTGACCTTGCCACACGCTGTGCAGCAATTGTTGATGGACTGACGAGCCTTGGCAATGATGTCCTCCTTGCGATAGTTGGGGTCCGTAGAGGGAATGAGAGTCGAGAGCAGAATCGTGTCATTGATTTCGCGGATGGTGTTCACGCCATATCCATCGATACCATAGCAGAGGTCCTTGATTTGCGACGGCTTGACGTTCGCCGGCTTGAGGGCCTGGGCCGTTGCACCCGCCGACGCATAGGACACATATGCCGACGCATCCTTGACCTGATGACCCCGAGCGATGGTCGCACGCGTACCACCTCCACGCGAAATGGGGGCATTGAGAGTGGCCACGCACGCAGTCGCAGGCAAAAATTGTTCATAGACCGCAGAACCCGCCTGCTGACGCTTAATCTCAGTGGCCTGTCCGCACGTCATGTGGGGACGCGTGTCAATGTACTTCTGAGTTCGCAGCTGCTGCCGGACAAGGTACTCGCTGCACGAGGACATACTTGTATTGTGGAGAGAGTTAAACTCCCGGGTGCGTCAGCAAATGACGGCGGCAACACTCACGTGTCAACCCAAGGTCATTGAGTGCCCGACCCTCCGCCGTAACCTTGGTCTCGGTCGTGAGGTACATGAGCTCAGAGTCGGGAGCACGGCCATCCTGACGGCGATACTCCTTGATGAGACGGTTAAATTCCTTCCACTTGCCGGCGAGAGGGAGGTTGCACGTATAGCACTTCACAACGATTGGAAAGTCCATGATGCCGTTCTTCTTGTTTGTGAGGGACAGTTCGTTTTTCGCAGACTAGAACAATGAAGGTCAAGGTAAAGACAGTTTACGTTATCGCCGCCGTTGCCGTGGTTCTGGCACTGTACCTCCTGCTCAACCCGCCCGCTCCCGACTTTACGGCCACCTACTCGAAGGACGTGAGTCGCTTCGGACCTGACTCAGTGGATGTTCAGATGGCCATGGGTACTCTCCACTCTGACCCGCCTCACACAATGGTCCCGAGTCCGCCTCTGAAGCCTACCCTGTTGTTCCCACCGTCAGAGACGGACCTTGCGAAACTTTCAGGCCCGGCGGGTAGTGTTTGATAATGCCGAATTGGGCATTGGTGGCCTCGAGCCATTTCTTTCTGATTCCGTCCTTCTCAGCCATCTCGGTAGGTGGATACATACCGGGAGGACTTGTGTTTGGAACCTATCTCGTCTCCGTCGCGTATCACTCGACAAAGCCGCGGTTTTCATGGTTGTTGCCACTTGATATCGCATTTGCTCATATTGCCCATGGCGTCATGGTGTGGACCACGGCTCAGTGGATGCCGTATTCGCTACCAGTCTACGCTGCTTTCTTGACGTGTGCGACAACTGTCTATTATTACGGGCAAAAATACAAGTGTCTTGCCTGGGATGCTAACCCAACCGTGTCAACACGATGGCATGCGTTCATGCATGCGTTTCTGGGGACGAGTTCCGCCTTTTCCGTGCTAATGGCTGCGAAGTCGGGGCGGAATGTTTTGGGGTTCTTTCACCAATTAAGTTCGAGCTCCTGAGCCGACCAGAACTCCGAGGTTCCATTGGGCATCAGACGCTGGAAGACGAAAGGCAACTTCCGCTGCTCAATCTCACGCTTGACAACATGATCAATAAACTGCGGGTCGCTTGTACGGAGTCCTTCCAGACTCACCAGGGGTTTCGCACCCTCGGCCAACTGCTGCTGACGCGATGCCATGAGGACAACATACTCATACCTCGTGAAGTACGGCCGCGTGATGCGAGGGGTCTCCATCGCCTTGGTCACCTGCGAACGAAAGACGGGCTTCGCTTCAGGGTGGTCGGTCATTGTACTCTCTCTTGTCTAGGAACATACTCTTTCGTTTTCAATAAATGCCGATCATCCGCGGTGCCGCTTCTGATTACACGAACTACGTAAAAGGTGCCGCCCAAATCAGTGGGTCGTCCAAACTCTCCGGTAAGTCAAGCGTGGCGGTTGTGATTCCGGCGGCTGCGTCTTCTGTTGCGGTGGCATCCAAAGTGTCCCTGACAGTGGCCGCAAAGACGACGATTACGGCTGTTGTGGCACCCAAAGGAAACTCAACGGTCTCGGTTGCTGCCGCACGGAAAGTCTTCTCCGACTAAAACAATGCCTACTCGTTCTGCGTCTGAGTACACTGCCTTCGTCAAACTTCAGGCCCAGGCTCAGTTGAAGCCGACGCTGACTCGCACGACCCCGTACAACCAGGGTGGACAGGTTGCGAACAACGCCCTTCTCCAGTTCTCGGACATGGCATACCTCACAACTGGTGCTGCAGCTCCGGCCCGTGTAGCTCCTCGCCAAAAGGTCTTCTCTCGGTCCAACCCAAAAGCTCTTTCGCAGGTTGCGACGCTTAGTGGTGGTGGTGTTCTGGGTGGTGTGGTGAGCAGCCCTCAGGCTCGCTCGTCCGGCACAACGGGTCTTGTTGTGCCGCAGACCAATCTCATCCAGTTCCCTGGGTCGGCACGGTAGAGGGCTTTTCAAGCCCTCGCACGCTACGCACGGTCCACAAGTGTCCCTCAGGCACGAGCATTCTGCTTCCACATTGCATCACACACCGCACACTGGTACATCCAGACCACGTTTACGGGGTCCAGCTTTACACCTACAATGTCTGACTCCTTGCCTCGCGTTGTGCAGGCGGGATTGAGACATGTCATGTTCTTGAATCGAGGAAGCGTAGGGTCATGCTTCAGGTAAGGGTTGATGGAATACTGAACCGACGTATCCTGCTGAAGGTCGTGCTCGTATACGACGGACCCAGACTCCTCTTCGTACGGGCAGGCGCGGCACTTCAGGTAGGCCTTGCCGTCATGCTCCACGATGTCGCACAGGAAATTCGAACACTTGGCACAGAACTTCATTTTGCTTACCTCTTGGTCACGAAATCTTGTTTCGTTTTGAACCCTCGAATCCAATTCCATGCGTTCAAAAGGAATTAGCCGCCGGCAACTAATCGGGGTATTAATCAACGATGCAGCCTGGACACCTTCAAAAGTTTCTGGACGCTCACCGTGCTGAGACCAAGAGTGGTCTCGAGACTCACCAGCTCTTCGGCCATTGCATTCTCTACACCATTCCCGACGAGAAGATGGACGAGTTCTATCGCCTCTACTGCAACCACGTCAACAACAATGGTCCACTGACCATCACGGAGAAGATGACTCGTATTGGTCCTCTCCGTGTGGATCTCGACTTCCTGTACGATGGACAGGTTGAGGACCACAAGCATACGCAAGCCATGACTGTCGCCTTCGTCAAGGCGTACATGGCCGAGGCGGCTCGGTACATCGACATCAAGGACGTGACGGACGTCTATGTGATGGAGAAGCCGGAGCCGACCTTCTACCCAGGGAAGAAGGAGTCCAAGTCCGGTATTCACTTGGTGGTGCCGGATGTGCGTTCGAACAAGAATGTCGAGCTGGCAATTCGCAACGCACTGCTGCCGAAGATGGACGAGTTCTTCCCGGGCTTGGAGATGAAGAAGGATTGGCGTGAGACGTACGACAAGTCTCCGCTGAACCACACGAGTTGGTGGGCGCTGCTCGGTTCCAAGAAGCCGGCGGGTGAGGGTGCGACGCCACAGCCGTATCAGCTCAAGTACTCGATTGAGTGGGATCCGAATGACACGGCGGTGGCCATTGACGAGGAGGTGAACCGCGAAATCAAGCCCGAGAATATCCGCAAGTTCTCGATTCGGTCGCCACCAACATCCGAGTCTCCGGCGACGGAGCTGGGTAAGGCGTATGCTCTGCGAGAGGAGGAGATTCGCATCTCAGGTGGGGCAGCGGTTGTGCCCCAGCGTGGACGCCCGGCTCAGCGTGCAGGGGATCCGGGTTCGCGTGGTTCGTCGCCGGCTCGGGCCATCTACCTTCAGCCGCTGTCCAAGGAGATGAAGGACTATTACAGCGGTCACGTGCTGAACCTGAGTCCGGCTCGCTACAATAGCCACGATGAGCGGACGAATGTCGGACACTGTCTGAAGAACATTCACCCTGACCTCGAGGATACGTGGTATGAGTTCTGTTCCCAGCGTCAGGATGGCAAGTATGACCCGCGTGAGGTGACGGGCAAGTGGATGGGCTTCAATTTCAGGAACGACGGAGCGAAGTTGGGTGTTGGCAGCCTTCGTCACTGGTCTCGCACGGACAATCCGGACGGATACCTGAAGATTGAGAAGATGAACATCGAGAGTCTGCTCGAGGCGGCGACCGATACGCAGACGGAGCACGACATGGCTCAGGTGGTCCATGCCAAGTTCCGCGACGAGTTCAAGTGTGCCCGGTTCAGTGCGTCGGCCTGGTATTGGTTCGCTGGTCACACGTGGCGTGAGACAGACAAGGGTGTTTCGCTTCAGTGCCGCCTGTCCTCGGATGTGTTCCGCGACTTCTTCCGCAAGGAGTCGGAGATGACCACGCAAATGCAGGCCATCAACCCGTGTCCCGATGGCAAGCACGACCCGAGTGGGTGCGACTGGTGCAAGATGGACAAGAAGCGCCAGGCCTATGCTCACATGCGAAAGCAGCTGCGTATGACTCGGTTCAAGGAGAACGTCATGAAGGAGTGCCGCGAGCTGTTCCTCGACGAGGAGTTTGCCAACAAGGTGGATGAGAACAAGAACCTTATCGCCTTCAGCAATGGCGTGTTTGACACGCTGACCTTCGAGTTCCGCGATGGCAAGCCGGAGGATTACATTTCCTTCTGCACGAACCTCGAGTTTCACCCCGACCGCCCCCACGACTCCTATCCGTGCTGGCAGGAGTTGAACAAGTTCATCTGTGATGTGTTGCCCGACGAAGATGTCCGCGAGTACTTTCTCGCATACCTGGCAACGTCTCTGTCTGGATGTAACGAGGCTCAGAAGTTCCACATTCTGACCGGTACGGGTTCCAACGGCAAGTCCATGTTGATGAATCTCATGTCGACGGCGATGGGTGATTACGCGTGTAAGGCACCTATCTCTCTGCTGACCCAGGCTCGTAACAAGTCTGCGGCAGCCGCACCGGAGTTGGTGCGTATGAAGGGTCGTCGGTTCGTGACCATGCAGGAGCCCGATGAGCAGGTTCCGCTTAACACGGGTCTGATGAAGGAGTTGGCGTCGTCTGAGAAGATTACGGCTCGCGATTTGTATGCAGGTTCGAAGCAGATGCTGGACTTTGACCTCCAGGCTCGCTTCAATCTGGCGTGTAACGAGAAGCCGAAGATTAACACGCAGGACGGAGGTACGTGGCGTCGTCTGGTCGTTATCAACTTCGTGAGCAAGTTCGTGGCCGACCCTCGGTTGGCCCACGAGAAGCCCATTGATGAGTCGATTGTTCAGAAGTCGCAGAGCAAGGATTGGGCGGAGGCGTTTCTCGCATACCTGGTTCACCTGTACAAGAAGGGCAAGGGTTATCGCAAGCTGGTTCCGCCGGAGAAGGTTATGGAGTACACGAGCGAGTACAAGGAGGACAGTGACGTGATCGCCAAGTTCATCCGTGAGAAGATTCACCCGCAGCTGCCGCCGTTGGAGGACGAGCCGTCCCCGGCACCGACGAAGTGGGGTGAGATTTCAGCCGAGTTTGTGAATTGGAAGCGGACCAATGAGCCGACGAGCAAGGCGGTTACGGCCGACCTGAAGAAGCAGCTCGAGGCTACCTACGGGAAGGCCGTGGGGAACCGCTGGACCGCCTTCCGGTGCGGTGATGCGTAGACTTGCGGTGACGGGTCCCGAGGACCCTTGTGGTACGTGTCTTGTGACGGCGACGGCGAGCACCGACAGTCATGGGAGCCGCGGGAGCAGGAGCCGGGCCGCCTAACCACGAAGGACGCCTCGACCAATAGTCAGACGCGGTTCCCGTCGCGCTTGTCCACGCACCTGTTACGGAATCGGGCAGCCAAGACATTGTTAGTAGTTTAGTTTTTTAGTAGGTACCCTCGCCACCACGCTTGGCACCGATGCGAGTCAGCACATACGTGCGGAGCAGGCCGATGGTGAAGACGACCAGGGCGAAGGAGACGATGAGGTTCACCAGCTCGCCGATGACCGCGCCGACCTTGAGGTCCGCCGAGCCGACCTTGATGGAGAAGGCCGACACACCCTTGCCCGCCGCGGCGGCCGGGGCCAGGAGCGGCACGAGGATACCGTCATTCAGCGACTTGAAGAAGGCAGCCACCACACTTCCGAGGTAAAACGACGCCGTCAGAATGATGATGTCCTTCGTGTCGAGCATTTATTGAGTTATCCAGAATGTTTTTCAGCTGACGTCATAATGAAGATACGCAATGCAGGATTGGACAAACTAGCTGGGAAGGCGACCTCCATCCTCGCGTTTGACTGCGAGTTCTGGCACCTCGGCGAGCAGTTTTTGCCTCGTGAAATCGGCGGATACCACTTGAAGAAGACAGGCGATGCGTGGACACGGTCTACCCCCTTCTTCGCAGTGTTGCCTCCGCCGGCCGGTCAGCTGAACCGTGTCTCGTCCAAGTTCTCCACCGTGACGCCTCCGACGTCCGTGGTGCTGGATATTCTTGAGGAGACTGAGCGGACAGCACCGGAGTTTCTTGGTCATAATGACATTGTGACTGCATACTTTGCCGACAAACTGGTGAAGCCGCACTTGAAGCCTGCGTCGTGGCTGACGGGGTTCATGAAGATGGTGTCGGAATCCGTGGTCATTGTGAAGGGCGATATGGACTTGAAGGCGTTAAAGTCCGCATGCTCTCGACAGAAGATTGCCTACCATCCACCGATTGGTATTGTCGACATTGCGAAATACAATCCGGAGTTCAACAAGCGATGTGGCACGGCAAAGCTGGAAGGCACGTACTCATGCATCGCGAAGGAACTGGATTCCGGACTGAAGACGGCCTTTCCGGTGGGCAAGGCACATAACCCGGTGTCGGATGCGGCCATGACTCTGCAAATCGCCGTGTGGCTGACCAAGAAAGATGTACGTTGAATACAATATGGATACTAGATACTGGGGCAGTAGTGCCTGGCAGCTGTTCCACCTTATTGCTGAAGGTTCGCCTTCCGCGTCGCTCACACTTTCTCAAATAAGCCGCGTTCTTCCTTGTAAGTTCTGCCGTGAAAGCACGGCCAACTTTGTGTCTGAACACCCGTTGACTCCGACGGCGGATGCTGGACGTTGGCTCTACGAGATTCACCGCAAGGTGAACGAAAAGTTAACCACACAGGCCAAGACGGATCCCGCGGTGATTCTGCCCGACCCTGACCCGACCTACGAAGAGGTTCATGAAAAGTATGCGATGCTTCTCAACAAGAAACCGCACGCAGTTCCGGGTCGTGACTTTCTCTTTTCGATTGCCTACAATTACCCCGAAAAGCCCGACTATGACCAGACCAATGTCCAGCAGCTGTTTCTCCGGTCACTGCGAAAGACATATCCCTTTCCCGAACTGCGAAAGGTTGTCGTCAAGTACATGGATTCGCATCCAATGGCACTGTCGTCTCGGTCGGGGTACCTTCACTGGATGTATGGGTTGCTCCGACGTCTCGCAGTGAAAACGAACTCGAGTATTCGCACCTTCAAAGGGTACACGCATCATGTCGCATACTACAAGAGTGGATGTGCCAAGTCAACCTACCATGGAAAGACATGCCGACGACTGGACAATGGAGGATTTACGAAACAGCGTGACCCTAAGCGAACTCGACGGATCGCTGGTGGAGGTCTACTTACCTAAACAGATGGCTGTGGAAACCACTCTGTGCATGAAAGTGTACATGCTGTGTTTCTTGTTCTTGGCGTTTCTAGTTATGCGGTCTGCGTTTGTTTAGAAGATGGACATGCGGCTCTTGCGGTGACGGCGGGTGTGGTGAGCCTTCTTGCCCATCGCCTTCGAAGACTTCTTGTACGTCTTCTTCGCCTCCAGGATGACCTTCTTCAGACCATCGCCCTTCTTGTAGGTGCCGCGGTGCTTCATCTCCGACATTGTCTTCTTTACGTGAGTGAGCCAAGCGTTCGCCATTTTTGTTTAACCGCGAGGAATAAAACCCACACCCGACCCAGGACAGAGATTCCATTGGCATCCATACGCATGAACGTCGTCCATGACCTTGAACTTCGAAAAGGCTTGGTCAGGTGCGACAAGAACGATGTTTGACTTTGTGAAGGCACGCAGCTCCTCCGGCTCGCGAGGATGGGCAGCCTGTTGGTAGGTGAGACGACGCAGGCGACTCTCGTTCCAGGAGAGATTGATGAGCGACTCAAGTTCTGTGCCGCGAACTTCATTACCCGAGACCAGAATGAGCTTGTTGGCCAGCGAATCTAACGACTTCTCCGTCACATCGCCTTCAGCAAAGTGTTTCCGGACCGTCGTCTTGAGATGCTGTGCGACGCGGTTCAGTGTGAAGCTCTTGTCCGTGTGCGGGACCAGGCTCAGAATGAGCGGGTCATCGGACGGAAATGCCTCGTTCACAATCACTTCGCAACACGAGACGAAGGAGCGGTGGGCGACCTGGTCGTAGTTGGGCTGAAGAGCAACCACCGGCTCATCCTGGGCGTCGGCATAGATGTGAAGCTCAATCAGTCGGTATCCCTTGGCAAGGGCACCCGAGAGGTCCTCGAATGTGCTACCCTGAACTGTGTAATCGACCAATGTGTGGTCACGGGACTCACGCGGTTGCGTCTCAGCTCCCGCCATCACATACCCCGCAGCCACGAGTGCTCCCACAGCAATGAGTGTTTCCATTGATTTAGTCTTCCTTTTTTTTAGGCTTGAACAACGGCCCAAACCGTTCGGCATTCACCTTCTCATCTGAAATACGCTCACCCATAGGCAGACCCATGAGACACGCGTAGTGAAAGTGAAGGCAGTACATGCCGCATTCAGACTCCTTGAACTGATGACGTGTCGCATTGTAGGTCAGCTTCATGGCCGGGCCACCGAGTGCGTCCCACTGGTCCTTCCACCGGAACATCAGACGCTGAATCTCCTTCTCGGGCTTGTGGGCATACGAATCAAAGTACGTCATGCGAGGGTACATCAGCTCCGGACGGATATCGAGGAACGCGGCAATCCAGTGCTGACCCGGTCCATCGTGGACATCCGTGTTGAAGACAATGCCCACGCGACGGCATCCCTTCGCATACAGAGTGGTCAGCTTCATAGAGCAGAGCGTCGACACGATGCACTTGGACGTCTCTGACTTCAGGTCAAAGTCAATCGGCACACAGCCTACGAAATGATAGTCCTCAAAGACCTTCTCATACTCATGTTCAAGCTTGTCAATGTCATCCGACGAGAGCCACTCGGACTGGTTCTCTGCCCAGGAGGCAGGGGCACGAGGCCGCTTCATCATAGAGGACACGATGCACGTAGGGTCACCGGTGCGGCACTTGGCATGGAGACGCTGTTTCAGCTCACCCCACACGGTGTCTACATCCCCCCTTTCGATCTCTCGTTCTTTGGGGTGTTCCTTGTTGTAGACAGTCCGTAACCTCTCAATTTCCTTCTGGTCAAAGAGGAACATGGACTCGCTTGCTTAAAACGGATACTTTCTATACCGCAGAGTAGACAGCATCATGGACACTCTGAAGGCAATTCTCTCTAGGTACATTCGCGTGAACAAGGACATCTCCCAGCTGAATGCCGAGGTTTCGGAACTTCGCGACACCCGCCGTACGGTCGAGCTGGATTTGGCTGCACTCTACGCTCACACTGAGCTGCCCGACCAGATTCTCCTGCGGGAGTCCGAGATGACGTTCAATGTCAAGCGTCCGAACAAGTGGAAGAAGGGCTGGTCTCTGTCCAAGAAGGACCTGGAGATTTATCTCAAGGACATTCTGGGCGATCGTGGGTCTGAGGTGATGAAGGAGATTGTCCGTCGTCACGAGCCGAGGTTGGTGGCCGACGACTTTGGCTTCGAGCTAAAGTCAACCGGGTCTTCGGGCTCATCCGACCCCGCCGAGTGAACTGGGTTATGCGTAATTGTCAATGTGAACTCTGTGTGACGGCTCCATATGTGAGCCACACCCATGCAACCACAAATGCACGCGGTAAAGGCGACAGCCGCACCAATGAAGAGCTCATTCATTGCGTTTTTGGTTTGCGTGCGAGAAAGCGGGTTGGAGGGATTCTTCAATCTCCCGAAGGAGAGCATTGATGTCACGTAGGTGTCTTGACGCTTCAAGGGTATTTTCGCGGGGCATGAATCCATACTGGACTCGCGTCACCGCAACGGATAACTGCCTTTGCCGCTCAACCACTTGAAGTGCCAGTGTAGATAGCTGTTTTCGCATCAATCGATATGTATGGGACGGAGAAAATCTTTAAGCTTCACATCCCGTCGTCCTCTCGCGAGGCAAAGTACTCTCGCATTTTTAGGTCGACGGTACGGTCCGTGAGCTCCATGACCCCATCCTTGTTGGTTTCCAGAATAGACCTCACGTCGCGAATACCGTCAAGAATGCGGTGACGGTCGACGTACTTGCGGTTCTTGGCCGACCCGTGCCACAGGTGATACAATGTGCCTGTCGAGCATGCGAGTCTGGGCAGCGTCATTCGCGAGTACTCGGTATACGATGGGACCAGCGACGGGTGAACATATCCAGCGGGGAACTTGATGTCCATCCAAGCGGCGGTGGACAGTGTGTCTCCGCTTCCTGTAATGCCCTCCTTGTAGAATCCCACCTCCCGGAACCATTCGCGTTGGAAAGCCCACGCAAAGCCCGGATGGTAATTGTGATTGTACAGGGTTGTGCGATTCATGTAGGCGACGGACAGGCGGGTTTGGACTAACTTTGTGTACGTACTGTCCAGCCATACGCAGGTGGAGAAGGGTTGGACCACTTGGTATGTGCCCAGTAACCGCGAAACCTCGTCATACCAGCCGGGGTGGCCGAAGATAACGTCAGCATCCATGAAGAGCAGCTTGGTGAACCGCCGCGGAACCCGGGCCTCCAGAAGAGAACAGAGCGTCTCCTTGTGGAACAAGACACTCTTGCTCCGGACGTGGAATGCGTCCTTGATTTCAGGTTCGTGGTCGTCAAAGAGCAGCTCCATCGTGTAGTAGGGAATCTTCGCGAACTTCAACTTTTCAATCGTGTAAAAGTAGTTCATGAGCATCTTCTTCGACCGCGCCGAGTTGAAGAAGACAAAACAGACGGCCATATCGGTGTGCGTCGGGATCTCGTAGCGACATGCTGAGACATCCACGATACAGGTTTCAAGTGGGGGTGCGGTTTCGGGTGTCCGCACTACATTATATGCGAAGGATGAGTGACACTGTCCCATTGTTAGTAGGCGGCGTTTTCGATATTGGCCCTTTGTTCGGCGATTCGCTGCATGTGCTTGCGGCGACTCATCTCAGCCGACATCTTTGTCCGCTTGAGCTTACGCAGACGAGAGAGTCGATACATGCGTGCATTCTGCTTCTTGGTCTGAAAGACCGACTTGACGGCCTTCTTGATACCGAGGAAACCACCACGGCGGCGAGTTGTTGCCATTGTATGTGGTCGATAAAAACGAATTTACCGCGAGGGAGCGAACTCAACCCATGTACTCTCCCTACAATGCCTCCAACCGATTCTTTACCGAAGAGGATATCCACCGCATTCTTCGCCGTCATGGACTCCCTCATTATCGAGTTGGCAATCGCAGGGTCTTCCAGACAGCCATGGTTCACACCACCTATGTACGCAGGACTGACTATACCACTCCCGACGGAGAGCCGGCTGTTCTTGCCCCCTGTCCGTCTGGCGTCATGCCCCTCCAAGACGAAAGTTACGAGTGTTTGGAGTTCGAAGGTGATGCGGTTCTCGGAGCCTGCATCGCGACGTATCTGCGAAAGAAGTACCCCGAGAAGAAGCAGGGATTCTTGACGGACGCCCGTAAGGAGCTCGTCAACAATGACCGTATCGGAGGGCTGTCGAAGGAGTTGGGGCTGAATCGATTCTACGTGATTTCACGCCACAATGAGGATTCGGCGGCGATTGCTGGCCGGAGCAACACCAAGAAGCTGGGTGACATCTTTGAGGCCTTTCTTGGAGCCTTATGGACGGATTGTGGCAATCGATTCGCAGTGGTCTATGCATTTGTGACCAGTGTTATGGAGACATACCTCGATGTGGATGAGATTGTCGCATCGACCACCAACTTCAAGGATATCTTTCAGAAGTACTGTCAGCGAGAGTTCAAGTGCACACCAGTCTATGAAATGAGGTCAAATGACCCAAAGAAGAATGAGATTGTCGTAGCTGTCTTTGTGGAAGGCAGAGTCTATGGAACAGGAGTCGGAACAACCCGCAAGAAGGCTGAGCAGTTTGCGTGCCAAGAGGCACTTAGTAAAGTCGGGGTAGGCGTTTCCGCCTGAGCGTCCGCCGCCGACCCCCCTCAGGTTCCAGCAGTTTCCGGCACGCAGCCTTGATATCCTCCATCTTTTTATCAGCCTTGGCAGCCTTCGGTGCCTTCTGAACCGCAGCGGGGACGGGAGGAGGGGCAACCGCCGCAACGGGCGGGGTCGACTCGGGGTTGTTGACGACCGGAGCCGGAAGGATACGCTTCACCACCTGTGCCTCGGCGGGAGGCATGGGCTTCTCGGCCACAATCGGGTGGACAATTGACTGGCCTCCGAACAGGTCTGGAATGAACCTGTTGATAAGACGCTCTGTTATAGGCTTTTTCCAGTCGGCCTCGATGCTAGCAAATACACCCTTCAGGAACAGCTTGCTCTCTTGCTCAGAGACGATACCGGCTGCCGCCGCAGGACCCAGCAGACCGAGGGTGTCCCAGACGGACAACAGTGAATCAAAGGACGCGGGCTTGTTGAAGATTTTCGCTTGAACCAGCTGGTCAATGAGGGTGAACTGCAGCGTGTGCTGACTGTAGGACTTCCAGTAGGTCTGCGATTGCACGTCCGACAAGGCATATTGGACAGTCCACTGCTTGAATGCCCGAAGGTTGGCGGTTCCACGCCCCCAGTCAAAGATGACGAGCTGGTCACCCTGCCATCCCAGATTGCCGAAGTGGGAATCGCTATGCGTAATTCCCATTGCATTCACCCGAGCCATGGCCAGCATGACTCCTTTCAGCGATGACTTGATCAGAGCGTCCGGCTTGGACTTGGCAAGAATACTCTTCAGAAGCGTGTCGCCCTGCACCGGTGTGATAAGGTTGATAAGTCGCCTTTCGTCACCGTGCAGTGCTCTAATCGTACATGCCTCCCTCTTGTCGTCGGGCCTGAAGTTTGGTATGCATGAGGAATCGGCCAGGTTGAAGAACTTTGTGATGTCATGCCCTTCGCCTTCTAGTTTTTTGAGTGCCTTGACTACGACTTTCTGAATCTCGAGCTCCCGTTGGTCCCGAGTGATTCGAGATACAAACGCAGTACCAGCCGGTGCCTTGCGTAGAGTGGTACGCCTACCATTGCAGTCCACTTGTGGAATGTAGACGCACGTATCGGCTCCCTGTGTCTTGTAGGCACCGCCCTTCATTGTTCAGAAGCGACAAGAATATATCCTCGCAAAAGATAAACACAATGGGCGGCGGTCTTCTTCAGCTCGTCGCATATGGTGCTCAGGATGCCTACATCACCGGAAATCCCCACATCACCTTCTGGAAGGTCATGTACAAGCGGCACACCAACTTTGCTATGGAGGCCATGCGTGTCAACTTCACGGGCTCGCCTAGCTATGGCCAGCGTTCGGTTGTGGTGGTCAACCGGAATGCTGACCTGATGTTCCGCACGTACCTCGAGGTGACGCTCCCCGACACGCGTGCGGCTGCCACGGGTGCCACACAGGACGTACTGTGGACGGCTGGCGGACGTCGCCGTCTTGGTTACCTCCTCATCCAGCAGGTGGAGATTGAGATTGGTGGCCAGGTGATGGACCGTCACTATGGCGAGTGGATGTTCCTATGGGAGTCCCTCACTTCGCAGTACGACCAGTCGGTTCGCCTTGACCAGATGCTTGGTGCCGCCGTTCAGGGTACGTACTCGACGCCCGCTGGCTGCAACGGTCGCCCGACAGTGATGTACATCCCGCTGTCCTTCTGGTTCTGCCGCAACCCGGGTCTGGCTCTGCCGCTCATCGCTCTCCAGTACCACGAGGTTCGCCTGAACTTCATCTTCCGCCAGGCGACGGACCTGGTCCAGAACATCACGACGGGTGGTGGTGCGTTCACAGGTGGCATCACGGCGGCGGCTGCGGCCCTGCCCCGCTTCAAGGATGCGGCGGTCTACGTGGACTACATCTACCTCGACACGGATGAGCGTCGCCGCTTCGCCCAGCAGTCGCACGAGTACCTGATTGACCAGCTTCAGTATGGTCTTCAGCAGTCGGTGACTTCGCAGACGGTCCGCCTCGACCTGACGCTGAACCACCCGGTCAAGGAGCTGGTGTGGGTCTACCAGGATGCCCGCAAGCTCGACTGCTCGCAGCTTTCGGCTCTGGGGTCCCCCAACACGCAGCCGTTCACGTACGACGACATTGCCAACCGCTGCCGCCTCCAGCTCAACGGCCAGGACCGCTTCGACGAGCGGTATGGTGACTACTTCTGGAAGGTCCAGCCGTACCAGCACCACAGCGGCGGTGCATTCGAGCCGCACGCGTACACGCAGCTGCCGCTTACGGGCTCGACTCAGGGTAGCACGGCGATTGCGTTTACAGCGGATACAAACGTCACTGGCGGTACACAGAAGAACCTCGCGAACTTCACTCTGTCAACGTCTGTGCCTGCGGCTACCCTCGCATCGTGGGCTGGCCTGGTCTTCACGATTGTCAATGGAACAAAGGCGGACGGATCTGCGGTGGTTGTTACCCCGGGAACGACGCTCACGTTCCCGACCACGGCGGGCACCTTACCGTCTACGGGTGCACTCGGTGCGAACGCTCTTGCGGCGGCAACGGGAGCCACGTTCTATGCCAGCTACGACCCGAACGCCCTGGTCAATGACAGTTTCAACGCCGGTGCGTATGGACAGGCTGGTTACCAGACGACGAACCCGGATGCGATCCCGCTCACTGGTCTGTCAACGGCGTACACGCAGTCGGTGAACCCGATCAACGTGTACTCGTTCGCTCTGGCCCCCGAGGAGCACCAGCCGTCTGGCTCGTGTAACTTCTCGCGTATCGACACGACCACACTGGTGTTTGATTCGATTGTCGGTATGGATGGCAAGGCCCTGGTGGCTGGCTCGTTCCCGAGCAAGAACTACCCGTACCTGTTCCGCATGTACGCCGTGAACTACAACATCTTCCGCGTCATGAGTGGCATGGGTGGCCTGGCGTACTCCAACTAAAGTCGCTCAACTCTTCCGGAGATACGGAATTGCCAGAAGAACAAGAAGCACAATCAGAACACCAATGTCAAACACACCGACGATCTTCTTGTACTTGATGGGCAACTCGTGTGTTCCGGGTGGGACTCCGCCATAAGGTTTGGCCCACCCAATCAGCCCACCGAGAAGTGTAGGCCCTAGCTTGTCATTGCAGTCGTAAATGTAGTCATACCACGCCATCAACACATAGGCTGTCATTGCGAGGACAAACGCAAGCACAACCTCGTGTTCCCACGCCTTCGGATGCGGCATCCAAAAGATAAACAGAATGAACACTGCGAAGGCGATACACTTCTCGTTCAAGTAGAGCGGTGTTCCGAAGAGCCCGCCACCCATTTTGCTTTCAGGTCAGTTTTTGTTATGCGTGTATTCGGCAGACACTGTCCGATTCCAAGGGTCTGTTGCATCATAATCGGAGCTGGGTCGCCAGGTATCGGACACTTGACGTGGTCGTACCCAAGAATGTGACCCATCTCATGCGAAACAACATACTGACGGTACCCATCGAGCGACTGCTTGCTTTGGGGTGACCCATGAAGCCATCTCTTCGCATTGAGGTACATGCGTTTCCCACCCAATTCGGCACATGAGAGATTGCTCGGTAGCCCACATACCTTGACAACATTCGCAGGCGACACTAAGCGAATCTCGACGTCCGGGTTGGCGGTTACGTGGACGAACCGATACCCATGAGCCTCCCATCCATCCGGGTCAGCCAAGTAAATTTGAAGCAAATTGGAAAACTCCTCTTGCGGATACCGGACATCCGGATCCACATGAGCCGTATACCGCACAACCCTGGTCATGCTCTTGCTTCTAGGAAACGAAAAGTATAGAGATACGGATAGACAGAGCAAATGCCGAAGTGCTCTCATTGTAAAAAGCGTACTCACCTGCTCTTCGCATGTCAGTGTCCTGCGTCCTTCTGCGTCAAGTGCCGCACCCCAGAGGTTCACGAGTGCAAGGACTATGTTTCTGCAAAAGTTGTCTTGGTGAAGGTTGTTGCCGAGAAGGTTACACCAGTCTGAGGTGCTTGATGAAGGTGTTCGCAATGTTCCGTGCCTGCGTCTGCGTCATGTGCTTCCAGTCCATAACGGACATCACGATGCCACCATCACGCAGAATCACCTCGAGGACCACCTCCTTGCCATTGACGCTGGTCTCCTCAAAGGTCACGAGCCATCGGTCCTCGTTCTCTGGCGTCTTATCGCCCACACGGCAGTTCCCCACGAGGTCGGAGAAGTCATAGAGCGTATCGGAGATGGCGTTATCGAAGTTCATTTTGGCTGCCTTCCGTTAGGGTTGGCGGCCTCGGATTCGTTTTTAAAACGGATTCCGCCACTCGCTCAGAAGGGAGAGCGCCAAGATGAACGCCACTCTTCCTGTTCAAATCGTGAATCACGTTCTCTACAGCATCATGCCGTATGACTTGGTACCGTATGCGGTCTCCGCATTCTACGCATCGTACCACGAGCTTCCAGATGGGCGGGATACTCAGGCTATCACCCTGACTCATCTATTCGACACACTCGACCTCTTTACGCGGGGACATTTCCAGAGAGTGTCCATCTTCGACCGCCTGGCGGGTTGTCTCGCGGGAATGAGGGTCGCAGACTTCGAGGTCCTTGACCATCACTCTCAGGTCGTCCTGGCCAGAGTGTAGGTCAGCGGATAAATTAGGTCGGAAAACGAATTTTTTAGGTCTAAGCCCAAACCCAGAGTGGGGTCAGCACACACTGACTCTACAAGCCTCCAAGCCTTCTCTTCTCTCCAACTTCAACAATGGCTGCTCACCTCTGCAACTTCATCAAGCGGGGCGACCTTCGCCCCTGCGAGGTTCTCGTCAACCCCGCACCCGACGGCACGCATACATACTGTGGCATCCACGCCCCCATCATCCTCCGGCTCGGACGCCCTCCTGCTGGATGGTGCGAGCACATCATCTCTGGCCAGCCCGAGCACTGGTGCCAGCGGCTCGTGATTGCCGGTGACCGCCTGTGCACCGCACACGCGGCACGCCGCGAACGCGAGAATCGGCTGCGAATGGCCCGGAACGAGGTCGAGGACCTGGCACGCCGGGCACGTGCCGCCCTGGCTGCGGAGATGCACGCGGGACTCCGCATCGCCCCGCCTCCTCCCCCACGTGCGGCCGTCCTCTTCAACGCAGAGATGCGGGTAGCGGAAGCACGTGCGGCAGCGGTAGAAGCCGGCCAGGCCGCTCGCATCCGGGCACCCGCGGGGGAGATGCAGCGGCTCGCGAACGACCGGCAGAACGTTCACACCGGCCCCGTTGTCAGACAGACCAGTGCGGGCGAGGAGAAGCTGTTGGCTGTCCGGACCGACGGCAAACCAGTGGGTCTCCGCATCCTGCGGAACTTTGTGAACCGAGGAGGGTCCATGCAGAGCTTCCTCCGGGTCGCGAACGACATCGAACGCTGGTATTCGGCAATGACCTGCCGCACCTCAGGTGACCGCCTGTACGGCCGTCTCCTCGAGGGTCTGTGGACTCTGATTGAGCAACAGCCAGAGGCACAGCGTGCAGAGCTGAAGACCCGCCTCTGGCAGGAGGCAACCGAATCCGTTGGGATGTGTTGCGAGGGACACATCTCCCGCCTGGTGAATGTGATGGCCGGGTTCGACGAGGCGTTCCGACCCCAGGTATCCGCCGGAGAGGCCATCCAGTCCAAGATGGCTGAGCTTGCGGGCAAGACGGACCTTTCTCCGGGACAGCGGGTTGCAGCGGCCCGCGTGTTCCTAACGGAGCTGGCCCTCACGCCGGAGGAGCAGGCCCCGTGGCTGGAGGCTCTCGAGTGAGTCGCACAACCAAAACCAAAAAACTTTTTACACGACTCTGTCGTTCATCGGTTCTGTCTCTGCAAAACGGATTTCGCATTGAAGAGAGACTGAGAACTCAACGCAAAAATGGCACTCTCTACTTCTGACCTCGACGAGCTGTACACGGCCTACACTAAGGACAACTTCGCCCGGTTTGAGCGTGCCTGCGTTGGCATGTTCGTAGACTACTGGGTTTCCAAGATTCCGCACGATATCAAGGACCGGCTTCTCGACGCCATTCGCTACTCCCGGACGCGGCGTGACATGTGGGTTCGGTTCCCCAAGGTCATCAGTCCAGACCACAAGATTGTGATCGACGGTCGCACCATGCACTCGCATCACATCATTCACAAGACGGACGCACTCGCCCAGATTGCGGCGGCGATTGGTGACCACATCCACGTGCGACCGGTTGTAGGTGAGGACGGGAATACCATCCTTCGCATCGAGTACTGGCCGCCTCGCGTCCACACTGTGCCCAATCCAGAGGACCAGTGGACAGACATGCCCCCGATGGATGGCTACCCACACAATCCAGATTTCTGAAAACGAATTCATCGCCAACACAGAAAGTCCAATAGCCGGTCATCCAAAGTGGCCATCAAGACAACGCTTCCAAGCAACCAAGCAACAATGCTCTCCTTCATCCCGCACTCCGTCTCCCGCAAGCGTGCCGGTTTCGTTCGCAACCCCGCTGCGGGTTGGTCGATCAATATCCCGCAGTGGATTCCGGCCCCCAAGAAGCCCGCCGTTGACATGGCGGCTGTTGACCGCGTGGTTGACATTCTGGCTCGCTTTGTGGCCAAGTGGGTCGCACAGAGCCGTGCGGCCCGCAGTGCCGCCCGCGTCCGCGAGGCCGGCGAACGTTGGACTCGCCTCGCCATGACGCCTAGCTGGGCGAGCATGATGGAGCACGAGGACCGCCGGCAGGCCATCGCGGCCCGCCGCGAGTTCGCCCGCTGCGTCGAGATGCCGGAGGCACAGTGGAAGGCACAGTGCCGTGCCGCCATCGCCGAGGCATCCGATGTGGGCCCGCTCATGCTGGCGTGGGTGCCCATCTGGGCCGCCCGCGACGCCAATGTTGCCCGCAACCTCGTCCAACAGACGCAGGTCTGGAATGAGGTGGCACTGCACAACCGCCAGCTGCCCGCACAGCGGCGTGTGGCCCGTGTGGTCCGCAACCACTTCGCAATCGACTCCGATTCCGAGTAAACACAACCCCACAAAAAGTTCAACAAACCACAACCACAAATGAGGCGGAGGACAATTCGAGGGGCAACGATGGCGAGTAAGGCTAATCTCCCCCCAAGAACCCCGAGCTGAAGCGCGCGTTTCCGTCCGCCACGCACTAACCTTCCCACTCCC